GTCGGTGCGATGCAAATCATACCCAAGTACAAACCATGTGCAAAATGTAGCGATGCTGAGAATGGTGTACTCATGCTCAAGAAAATGCTTGATGATCAAGGTGGGGATGAGTGCAAGGCAATTGGATTTTATGCAACAGGTAAGGTCTTGCCCAAGTGTGGGAGATATGGAAAGAGCATCCTTAAATTATCACAAGAGATTTATGATTATGCAGTGCTGATGGGGATTGATGAAGGTTGCTAGATGAAAGACAAATTTTTAAGATTTAGGATATCCCAGTGCCTTGCACTTTCTCAATTATCCCCATGTTCAAGACGGAAATTCGGGGCTGTTATTGTCAATCCACAATCCAATGCAGTTATCGCTGAAGGATATAATGGCACACCAAGAGGAAGCAAGAATGATCTATGTGGTGCTAGTGGTTGTCTTAGAGATTGTGTGCAATCAGGCACTAGACTAGAGGTAGGTTGTCATCATGCAGAAGCCAATGCTCTCATGAATGCTCTTCGCAATGGCACGGATATTCGTGGCTCAGTGATGATTGTTAGTGGTGAGCCTTGTCTGATGTGTGCAAAATTGATTCATCATTCTGGTATCCAAAAGGTCTATACGATTGAAGGCTCATACTCAGCTCTAGATGGTGTACAGTATCTCATTGAGAATGGTATAGATGTTGTAAAAGTAAATGATCAAGGAGAACGACTATGAATGACGATATGCAAGTGTTTGCTAAGGCAGCACTCAACTTACTCAAACAAGCAATGACAGAGAATCCCGATCTAGATCTTGCAAAGAGTTTGCTACAAGTCGATGAAGCCAAGCCCACGGTGATGTCAAAAGAAATCAATCCTGCAGATATCGCCAATATTAACATGCTGCCGTCAGAGATTGGGCATCGTGGTACATGGGGGCTAACCTTTGAAACCTTGAATGCAATGTCTCGTGTACCTGTGATTTCTGCAGTGATAAACACGAGAATCAATCAGGTTGCTGAGTTTGCCAAAGCAGTGAATGAAGATGACGGGCTTGGATTTCAAATAAGGCTCAAGGATAGGAAAGCACTAGCGACAGATGAAGACAAAGAGAACATTCGCCAGATAACAGACTTCATCAAGAGTTGTGGGGATAATCGAATCACCTTTGAGACCGACTTTGAAAATTTCCTTCGTATGCTCGTACGAGATAGTTTGATCTATGATCAAGCCTGCTTTGAAGTTGTTCGCAATACAGAGGGCAAAGTGTGTGGCTTTCTCAATGTCGATAGTACAACGATACGAAGAGCAGCACTTACGATGGAAGAACAATTGCAAGGTAGAAGAAGTGTTGAGGGTGTGCAATTTGTTCAAGTACTCAATGCACAAATCGTGGCTGAGTACAAAGCACTTGATCTTTGTTGGGGGATAAGAAGACCTAGATCAGATATCAAGTTTAGGGGCTATGGATATCCAGAACTTGAAGAATTGGTCAAGGTCATTACTCATATCTGTAATGCTGAGATTTTCAATGCCAATAACTTTACCAATGGGATAAGTGCAAGTGGGATTATCGCAGTCAAATCAAAGATGAATCCTAACTTGTTCAAGGCATTTAGAAAAGAATTTTATTCAATGCTTACTGGTGCATCAAATTCAAAGAGGACTCCTCTTATTCAGCTTGACCCAAGTGCAAATGAAGAAGTTCAATCAATCAATTTGAGCAATACCAATAAAGAGATGGAGTACCAAGAATGGCTCAACTACCTGCTCAAAATCACTTGTGCAATGTTCCAAATAGATCCTGCAGAAATTGGCTTTAATTTTGGTGTTGAAGGTCAATCAAGTGCAATATTTAGTATGGGTGTGAATGATCGTGCAATCTTGTCCAAAGAAAAAGGATTGAGACCATTACTCAGAGCAATTGAGAGTTGGATCAATCGATACATCGTTGAACAGATTGATAGTAGATATGAGCTAACCTTTATCGGTATGGATTCAATTCCTAAGGACAAACAACTTGAGATGGATCTGAAAAAGATGGCATTCATGACCTTGAATGAAATCAGGGCTAAGTATGATTTACCACCTCATCCAATGGGAGATAGAATAGGCAATCCATTATTCACTGAAAAAGAAGTACAAAATGATCAGTCTATACCTACCCTACCCCCAAGTGAAAATAAGCAAGAAATTGAGCCTAAAAAAGATGATACAGAGCAAGATGATAAAGAGTAGTCTGATCTGTGCATTACATTGTATTTCACACCACTAAAAAGAGATTTAAATCATGGCTGAAAAACTATCTTATACCGTACCTCAAAAGGTTAGGGATAATGCAAAGAGGGGATTAAAATTAAGAGAAGAAACAGGGGGCAAGGGTGGACTATCAACACAACAAGCAGGTAAGCTAAAGATTGGTAGTGGTGTTGCCCGTGCAACCAGTTTGATCAATGGGAATGTCACTTATGGCACGATCAAGCGAATGTACTCATTCTTCTCTAGACATCGGATTTATAAGGAGAGAGGCTATCACAAAGACAGGAAGAGCAAGGCTTATATCTCTTGGTTACTATGGGGTGGGGATGCTGGATATTCATGGTGTAAGCGAGTAATAAGGGAACATGAATCATCTAGTGAAAAAGGCTTATTCCTATCTATCGTGCTACAATCACTATGAAAGAAGGTACTATGAATAAATCATATTTTTCTACATGGACAGCAATCAATCTATCAAAAGCAGATGACGAAAACACCGATGAAAAGCTTGGGTTTGTCAGTGGTATCGTATCCACAGAGAATGAAGATCAAGCTGGTGAAATCATCAAGCAAGACGGAATCGATTGGTCATATTTTGAGGAAAAAGGATTCTTCAACTGGGAGCATGAAAGTGGGCCAGAGAATATCATGGGTTATCCAACCAAGGTAATCAAAGGCGAACAACAAACTTCAGTTGAAGGTTATCTACTTCTAGATAGACCAAAAGCACGAGAAGCCTATGATACTGCGAAAGTTCTCAAGGATGTAAAAGCCCCTAGATCAATTGGTTTTTCTATTGAAGGACAAGTTTTAGAGCGAGATGCACAAAATGAGAATATTATCACAAAAGCAAAGATTTTAAATGTAAGCATCACTGCACATCCATGCAATCCTGATGCTAAACTCATGACAAAGGCACTTGAACAAATGGAGAAATTCATGAAACGCAAAGCCCCAATCAACAAGGCAATCGATGATCAAGAAGATGATCAAAAGAAAACTGTTGAACAAGCTGGTATGACTATGACTGAAGAAGAGAAGAAGGCTTATACCAAAAAGGCTGAAGAATCTGAAGGTAAAGACGATGACACCACAGCAAAAACAGACGATCAAGAAGCTGAAGCAGACAATCAAGAAGCTAAAAAAGTAGAAGATGAAGAGACTGCCAAAGCCGTTTCAGAAGATCCTGCAATGTCAAAATCAGAAGATGATCAAGATGATATGAACAAAGCAGAAGATGATGAAGAGGACGATGAAGAGTACGATGAAGAGGATGATTCTTTAGATGATGATTCTTCTCTTACTGATGACTTCTGGAATGATGCAGATCGTAAATATGTTGATGAAGCATTCAGCACTCTTTTTTCAGCACTTTCAGCAATGCAAGATCAACTCTATGTTCAGATCAAAGCAAAGAGATTTGCTAAATTGCAAGCACAAAAGTCTGTTGGTGGTACTGCCCCTGTATCAAGCCGTGATTTATTTGATCGTATCAAAAAACATTTTCCTACAATGGAAGACGATCAGGCAAAGCAACTCACTCGTAAATCAGCTGAAATTATCAGAGAGTTTTTTGTAAAGGACTAAACTATGAAGAAAACCATGACTAAAGATGCAGTGGATAGCTTTTTCACTCATCTAAAAAAAAGCATCCTCTCACAAGGAGACACCGTGAAACAAGCTACAACTTTAGCAAAGTCTGCAGATAGTGCATTGACCAAGCAACAAGCAACACTTGAGACCTTAGCAGCTACAATCGAAACTTTAGCCAAAAAGATCGAAAGTTTAGAAGCAGGTAAAGCACCAGTACAAGCACAAGCACCAGTGATTCAAAAATCTGTTGTCGTTTCTGCTGAAGCACATCCATACAATCAACAAGCTCAAGCTCAAGTTGAAGATGCACCTGCACTCATCAACAAAGCTTTTGATCTTTTAAAGTCAACCAATGACAAAGCTAGACAACACGATTTAAGCCGTGCTATTTCTTTGCTCAATATTGGTGGCAATCCCGCTGAAATCAAGAAAAATTTTAATCTCTAGGAGCAATAATCTATGTTCGGTTTACCACAATCAAATGATATGGTGTCTTTGAGCGATTTAACTCGTCTCAATGAAGCAATTCGTAAAGCTACCCCTGGTTTTGTCGGTTATCAAGTACCTGCACAAATGGGTGATGGGTCTTTAAGTCCTCTCGCTACCCAAAGCATCGAACCAAATTTAGCAGTAGCAACTTTTGGTAGTAAGCATCTCACTTTATGGCAAAAACTTGCTAAAACCACTGCAAACAATTTTGTTCATGAATATACATCAGTGCTTGAAAATGGCTTAGATACTTCTCCATTCATTTCTGAAGGTGAAGGTGGTTCTGATTCTTTAGCAACCAATCAAAGTGTGTATGAGAGAAAATTTGTAAAGATCAAGTTCATGGCTGAAAGAAGACAAGTATCTGACATGGCTTCTATGCTTTCTTTCTCTATTGGTGCAAATGCAAATGCTTTGGCTGAAGAAACTGAAAGAGGCACATTAACCTTGCTCAAGAAACTTGAAAAAGCTCTTTGGTTCGGTGATGAAGATATCAATCCTGAAGGTTTTGATGGTCTCATCAAACAAGTTGAAAGAACTTCTGGTGCTATTGTTGATGGTCAAGGTCGTCCTTATAAATCAAACACCTATGATCTTGAAGGTAAAGCCCCAACAGTACTTCTTTTGCAAGAAATCCTTGGTGCTGTTTATTCTTCCCCCAATTACGGCGAACCTGATGTTATCTATGTAACACCCAATGTGTATGCTGAAATTCAAAAGCAATTCAATGAACAAGGTCGTTATGACATCAGCATCAGTGGTAATTCCATTGTTGCAGGTGTGAAATCAATCAGCATCATGGCTCCTTATGGTCAAGTGGATATTGTTAGTGCACCATTCCTTGAAAGAGCAGATCGTGCACCTACAATTGAAGCTGTTGGTCATGGTATCAGTGCTAGTTGGAGTGTACAACCTACTGCAGCGGCTGATGCATCAAGCAAGTCCAAATTCAAAGCTGGTGATGCAGGTTTCTATAAGTATGCTGTTGTTGCTGTGAACAAGCTTGGTTTCACTTTGCCAATCGTATCAAATGCAGTTCAAATTTCTGCTGGTGATAAAGTAAGCATGAAGATTGCAAGAAATGGTGGCAACCCAGCTATCTCTTACAAGATTTATCGTACTGCCAAGGCTGCAAGTGCTGAAGCTGTTAACTTGGATACTTTGAAGTTCATCATGGAAGTATCTGCATCAAGCATGGAAGGCAATACCTTTGCTGATTACAATCACTTCATGTATGGATGTAGCCACATTGTGTTTGCAAACCATGATCCAGGTCAAATGGCATTCGCTAAGTTGATGGATTTCATGAGAAAAGATCTTGCTCAAGTAAGCACAACTCGTCCATTCTTGCTCCTCCTATTCGGTTCATTGATGGTTAAGACACCCAACAAGTTCTGGGTTGTTCGTAATGCTGGTGTCAATGATGCTGGTGGTGTATCTGCAAACTATCTCAATGCAAATTTCTAAGATAAATAGATAAACTAAAGGACTTTCCCCATGTGGATTTATAATCGATGTATGTCTCTAGGTAGTGGAATTTTTAATGCTAAGGTCAAGGATCTAAAATTTGTTGTAGAGATGCCAAGTGGGAAAGTCCTATCTAAATTCAATGATAAACAGGTGGCATTTATTAAATTGAATCCATCACTCTTTACATGGATAGATGAACCAAAGAGTGAGGAGCCACAAGTAAAAGTAGAAGAGCCTATAATTCATTTTGAGCAAGAATCTTTGGAATGTCCTATTGTAGAGGAGCAACTTTTAATTGATGTTGCACCAAAGAAAACTAAAAAATCTGTGGGGAAGAAATAGCCCCATATCGTGGAGCTATCGATGAGCATATTTAATTTTGTGACACCTCAAAGGTTGAGGCAAACATACTTGGGTGGTATTGATTTAACAACGGATACAGGCTCTCAGTTCAGTGATGCCTTGCTCACAGATGCAATTCAACAATCTGTATCATCACTAGAACTAGAACTAGGTATTGTCATTGATCCTTTAAGAGTTGTAGGCGAGAGACACGATGCAAATTCAAAAGATCGTGAAACCTTCTGGCCAATTCATTTGAATCATCGCCCCGTTGTACAAATAGATGAGGTAAGACTACAACTAGGCAATAACCCAGTCATGAAGATGCCCTTGAAATGGTGGAATGTTCTATCAGCAGAAGCAGGGCAACTCAATCTCATACCGACTAGCGATAGCATTGGGTCTTTCTTTTTTAGGAGTGGTATGCCCCTAGTTTTTGGGGATGTTTATAATCCCTATTCAAATGTGCCTGGATATTGGGGATTTGATTATTTAGCAGGATTTAGATTTGAAGAAGGTATCGCAACGATCAAGGCAAATACTTCAAGTGTTGATGTAACAATACCAGGTGAAACTCTATCAACCAAGCCCATTGTGGAGTGTGAATTTACAGGGGCAAGTAATGGTGCACTATATCCCAAGCTGAAAATTGCAGGCACAAAGGTCTTTACCATTGGGGTATCACAAGCACCAACACAAGATACACAAATCACATGGAAATTGACAACAGTTGAGCCTGCTTTGATCAAGGCAATTTGCTTGATGTCAAGTCTGCTTCCTCTTGGTGTTAGTGGTAACCTTGTTGCTGGTGCAGGTATCTCAAACTTCTCTCTTGGTGTTGATGGATTATCACAATCAATCAGCACAACCAAGAGTGGGGATGCAGGTGCTTATAATGCACTGATCAAGCAATACCGTGTTGATCTTGCAGATACAGTGGCACAACTCAGGTCTAAATATCGTGCTATGAATATTGCGATAATCTAGGAGTCATGATGCAACTACCAATTAATCAAATGGATCAACGAAAAAACCGTGTGGATTTTATGGACAACAAATTCAAGCAACTTGTTGACCAAAAAGGGCAAGAGGTGGTGTGGTATCAATCAATTGAATGTCCATGTAGGCAACAAGCTAGTGAATTAAATCTTGATCTATCACAAGTTGCAACAACAACGGTAGGCTCAAGTAGTGGATTTAATATTGCTTGTCCTGTGTGTAAAGGTCAAGGGATTATCTTGCATTCCCCCCAAGTGATTATGGCGATTTTGACAAGCATGGGTGGGGTATACTCCGTAAACGAGTATGGGGTATATCGTGATGAGAAAGTCAATATCACTACTCACCCAGAGCATTTACTAGGATTTGGGGATAAGATCATCCTTCAGCACTCAGTCATGAGATACACTGAAACGGTGTCCATGCCGTCCATGGGTATGATTGCACCCACACGATACCCGATTGTAAAGAGACCTATGACATTATCAACGGGGGAGGTTGAAATTGGAGTTTTACACCTACAAAAAGCAAATCAAAATGGTCAAGCGATTGTTGATGGTGTGCTTGTACAAGATCAGCATTTTACCATCACACAAGATGGTGCTATTGATTTTAGCCTATCTTCTGGCACTGCCCCATCCCCCAACACATTATTCTCTGTCTCTTATTATATGCATCCTCGCTATAAGATTGACTCTTATCCTCACTCTATTAGGGATACTAAGGTAGTGTACAAGCAACCTACTGAGCTACATACACCACTACTCACACAAGCAGTGGCTTCTTTGGATTTCTTAAATGTTTGATCTGCAGTTTTCCCACATTATTAAGAATGGTCTAGTACTGTACGGTACAAGATCAAACTTCGATTCGCTCTTCCCCCACATATCCACCGTGCTAAGAGATAAATTCTTTGCTTTGTTCCAAGCTTGTCAATTGACACCAGAAGGAAGACAAAGACCTATCGCAATCGATCTTGCCTTTGAAGGTAAAGTGCAATCACTACCCATGATCAGCATACTTCTCACTGAGCAAGCCTTTGAAACAC